CGGCAATGGTACGGTTCGCAGGGGGTTGAGCGGTGTGTAGTCGATCCCTCGCACCGGTCGCGGCGTGGGGGTGGATGGCTGGGACGAGTAAACGATTGGCTCGAAATAGGTGGGCGGTGTGATCGGGAATTGCGGGACAACTGGTCGCGATGTAGGGAACAGGTCTGGTGTACTAATCCCGGGAGTAGGACTTCCCGTACCTGGGGCTCCGGTGGTCCCGGTGGAAGTGGTTGGGGTCTGGCCCTCAAGGAGCTTGGCGACCTCTTCTGGGGTCAAAGACACGACTTCGCCCACCGGAGGAGTGGGTGCTGGCTCCGGAGGAGTGGGTGCTGGCGACCATTCACCCGTTCTCCAGTCGTACACTCGGCCCGCACCATCTGGAAAATAATCCCCAACTCTAATCCCCCCCATGCCGGGCACCAAATCGCCTAGTTTGTACCCAGGATAATCCGGGAACTCATCTTTCGTAGCAGTAGATTGGGTCTTCGCCTGCCCCCCGCCCCCCGTCTGTTTGGGAGAAGCGGGTGCTGCCGGTTGCTGCACCGGCTGGCGGGTGACGGTGCTGACGTTGGAAAGTTCGGGTTGGATGTCTCCTCCGTAATAGCTTTCCGGCGATGGCATGGGCTCCGCATAGCCTGAAGAAGTCACAGGTCCGAAAGCGGTCTGCTCCACTCTTGGGCGAGTGAAAGTCTGGACATTGGACAGTTCCGGAGCAGTTAATCCTTCATAATAGCTCATCGGATCCACCGGCATCTCTGCGTAACCCGAAGGGGTGATGGGAGCGGGAGCTGGTTGGAACCTGACCGCTGGTGGAGCGGCGAAGGAAGGAGCTGGAGGAGGAGGCGGCGGCGGGCTGTTGAGTATGAGTTGCGCGGGATCACCGGGCACCGGCTCTGGTTGGAGGAAAATGGGATACCTCTCCAACATGTTGGGACCGACTGAGGTTCCCATCTGGGTCGTGTCACCGCCTTCGGGATCAAAGATAAGGATATCTGAAGCCATGACTCAGAATCTTGATCGTCAGGGCGTCCGCATGTAGTTTCCGTAGGCAGAACCAAGATTGGCAATGCCTCCAGTCAATCCTTGGAAGATCGCAAGCGGAGAACCAGCCTGCGAGGCGGCAAACTGGTTTTGTGCGTTACTCAGAGCAAAGCTGGTTCCCATACGCATGAGTTCGCCCGGACCCGCCTGCTGTATGCCCTGTATGAGCGGCGGAGGAGCAAACGGAGAAGCACCCTGCTGGAGGCCGCCAAGCTGGCCTGCCTGATACACGACGGGCTGGAGTCCAAGAGCGGACTGGATGTTGGCGATGTTCTGCTGCTGGGTACCTTGACGCTGCTGCTGTGCCGCCATCTGACCGGCGAAGCTCTGCTGCTGGGCGGTGTTCCGCTGGCCGGTGGCTGCGAGGATGTTCTGGAAGGCTTCCTGCGCCTGACGATTGGCGGTATCGCTGGTGGTCTGACCGGACTGGAGCAGGCCAAGGGCTTGCGACCTCCGCTGGACATCGGCGTTGGCGATTGCCTCACCGACGGCGCGAGCCTCGCGGAAGGCCTGGGCATTGCTCAAGAGATTGCCGGTGGCAGCACCGCGAGCGCGAGCGGCCTGTTCGACGGCCCGGAGGACTGACGGATCAAGGGTGCCGGTCTGGGCGAGGCCGCGCTGGACTTGGCGTTCCAGTTCGCCGCGCATGGACTTGGCGGCACCGGTATCGCTCGGGCCGGTGGGCACTTCCACCTGCTCGTAGGTGGGAGACTGGAGCTGGGTCTCGGGGATAATGGTTTTGCCGGTTTTGATGTCCTGTAGAAACTGATCGTACAAAGCATACCGGAAAGGATCTACGGCCGAAAGCTCCCGACGCCTCTGTTCTGCGAATTTTGTACCGTAATTCGTGGCAAGCTCAAGCTGTTTTTGGGTCTGAGGGGTCGCGAGGCTTAATAACGCTTCTGCGGTCGCTTTGGTCAGCGCGATATCGGATATGTCCTTAAAATCAACCGTTTCAAAAGCTCCGGTTTTTTGTCCGTCTTTGTATTTCGGAACTTGTATTTTGGCACCAATTCTAGATGCCATATCGATTGTGCGAATCAGAGGGAATGTTTCTGCCTGCGCCATGACCGCTTCGCGGTTGGCTGCTGCCATATCTGGAGCTTTGTAAGTTGGGCCGCACATCTGCGGCTCTCCCCACGGAATGGAAGGGTAATCTTTACTCCAGTCGTCTTTGGCGAACAGCATCACGCTGTGCGCCAAAACCATTGATATGTTAATGTCAATATTCATAATCCACCCTCAAATATTTCAGTTTTCCAAACAGGATTATACCCAAAACGCTTCATGTATGAATTGTATGGACTGTTTTCATTGCATGCTACAAAATATCTTGGAAATCCCTTTGTTTCCATGATTGAATCATAAACACGTTTTAGGTGCATGCTGTCTTTGGCTGAAACCTTTTCAGTATGGTTCCACAGCAAAAGCACCGGAATCCTCCCGAAAGACGACGCACCGATAATTTCACCGTTTCTCTCGACAACGTGAGTTGGGTGAATAATCGAGTCATTGTTTGCCCGAGCAGCATGCAAGACCAAGGCTTCTTGCTCAAGCGTTTGAATTAGCTTTACAGTCGGAAATGCGTTCATTGCTGCGGGCGAATGGAATCGACGAATCCGGACAGAATTGTGGATTGCAGGGACAATCGCCCGCTTGCGGTCACAACCTTGAATTGCAGGGTGTTCCAGCGCCCTTGACTGATGAGGTTGTAGGCTTTGAGGAACTTCTGGGAGTTGGTGATCGAAAGAGCCGAATCTAGAGCGGAGAATGTCCCGCTCATGTTCTTGGCCAGCGAGATCGCGGCGGTTGTGTTCGAGGTCGTGTACGGGTTGTCGAAAGCAAACTGGATGCTGTAGCCGATCTTTTCCGGAATCGGCTCGTTGAAATTGTATGCCTTTGTGATGACCGTGGACGAGTAGCCGGATCCGCCATCGAGATAAACCGATGATGCGAATGGATCGGTACGGGTTCCTGGGAAGTAGTCGTTGAAGGACCAGACTTGGCCCGCGCCCGCAGCGACCGAGACAATGTCTCCAGCGAACATGAGGATCGGTCCAAGATTCGAGAACGAGGTGGGGATGAAATCGTTTACAATCCAGTTGTCCCAGTAGCCAAGCCAAGAGCGGGCCAGCGTATGGTAGACAAGGATCGCGTTGTTCTGGTTGAGGGCACCTTCGAGTGCGATCTCGACGGAGTTTTCGGTGAGCAACGCAGACTCGGTTTCTGTTCCGAGAATGAATGGATCATCGCTCAGGAACGGAACCGCCAGCAGATATCTGTTGTTCCAGAATACGCCATCGCAAAGGTCCAGTTTGGTCTTGTTGATATTGCTGATGAGATCGTTGATGGGGCTGGAGAGTGCGAGCCCGATGCTGGTCTGAGTACCTGCTTGGATCTGTTGGAGGGAGCGGACACCGTCGCGGGCGAGGAAGAAGACATCAGGTCCGACAGCGGCGATGGACCGATGCGAGGAGCATCCGATGTTGCCGCTGATAAGAATCACGGACCAGTCTGCTGGATCTTGGGTTGGGTCGGCATCGACGGCCCAGATGGAGCGTTCCTTGAAGACGACGAGGCGATATCCGAACCAAGAATAGAGCCCCTTGATGGGATCTCCATCGCCCCCAATCCTGACCGAGCCAAGAGGATCCCACGATTCTCCGTCGAGGATGTCCGAGAAGTAGAGGGTGTCAGGCGGATTTGCTGTATCGCCCGAAGTACACCATAGCCTGTTGGTGTGGCTGACGAGATAGAGCGGCTTGGACGGGGGTGTGAGCGAGACGTATGCGACTGCGTGGGAACCGCCAGCAGGGCTGATTGTCACCGCAGGGGCGGTTGTATAACCGCTGCCCGGGTTGATGATGTTGATGGCAACAAGTTGTCCTTCGGCTACAATGGCTTCTGCTGTTGCGGTCGTTCCGCTTGGGGGAGCGGGAAGGGTGATGGTTGGGACGGTCGAAAGGTTGTTGCCTTGATTGATGACATCAATGCGACTGATTTTTCCGGCCGCGACCGCTGCATAGGCGTTGGCACTCGACACATAGGCGAGTACCCCGACTCCATCCGAGTAGAACAGCTTGTCGTTGAGCTGCGCGAAATAGACGTAGGTGGACGAGGATGAGATCGATGCCCCTGAGATCAGAGCGTAGGAAGCAGTTGGAGACCCGTAGTAGAGGCTTTTGGTTACGGTATCGTTAACCGCGATGACAAGCCGTTCGGATGCTGCCGTATCGAAATAGAAACCGGAGAATACCGTAGCGTTGGTCGGAAGATTGGATCCGTAGAAAGAGGAGACCGTTTCCCAATTTTGTACGATGTTTTCCCAATTATCAATGGCTGGATTGCCTGAGAGGGATGAACTACCGACTCTGGTGACGATGTTTCCAAAATCGTCATAGTCCATATTGATGGCCGACTCCATGCTGGTTGCAGGGATGGCATCTGGACGGGTGGCAGAAATGACGCCGGTAGAGAACCCGGTGCTTCCATCCAGAAGCATCTGGTCATCGAGTGCGTCTGAGGACTGGAAGGGCATCAGAGAATGTCTTGGAAGGTGTAGTCGTAGAGACTGTCAGGGATGATGCGACTGATCTGCTGCTGTTGACCGCGCTCCATGTCCTTCATAATGGAGACCTGAGCGGCACCTTCTTGGAACTTGGCTTGGGCTTTGCCGTATTGCCGGGAGTATTCGAGGAGATCGCCTTCGGTGTAGGCCATGAGGGCGTTCTCGACACCACGCAGTTCAAAGTCGCTGTTGTTGGAGATGGCGGTTGCCTCACCGAACTGGCGCATCTGGGACTGCTTCTTGCCGAGAATGAAGAGTGTGCCGTCGGTGTTGGGTGTGGGTACGAGCTTGATGCGCGGGACACCGGCTTCGCCGTAGGATGCTCCGATGATGCGTACCCAGTTGACGAAGTTGTTGGGCGTGGACTTGCGGGAGTCCACGTTGTTCCAGGTGTTGGGATCTAGTTGAAAGAACGAGACCCATTCTGCGGCTGCAATCTCGATGCCGTCAGTTTCTCCGGTAATGGTGAATCGGATGGCGACTGGGAAGTCGAGGAACATGTTGTAGCCCGACCCAGAGTTGTAGGTGGCGCTGACGGTCTGGTCGAGGGTGACGAGTTCCGTACCGTTGGTGACGGAAGTGGAAATGACCCCGAGAGTATCGTTCCAGAGGCAGGAGTCCCAGATCATCGAGTAGCGACGGATGCAGAACTTGTTGGCCAACGCAATGGTGGCCGCATCCGTGAACGAGAGCTTGTCACAGGCGGCCTGCGCTACATCGGAAGGTTTCATGCCAAGAACTCTTGAATGGTCATCGTGGAAGATGTCCTAGCTCCCTCGTAATTACTTATACCGAAAAAAACATCGTTTATGCATCTATTCAAATGAATAGTTGTAAAAAGTGAGCTTTCTCCAGCAGAAAACACATTGATTTTGTAGGTGTTTAATCCAGCGACAGGGCTTGTATCGTAGAATTGAATGATTACGTTACTTACAGTATAATCGCTTGAAACTGCGGGGTGAGGAGTTGCAATTCCGTAAAGACTTGTTGTTGCTGAATTGGATCCAATTTCCGTTCCATTTCTTGTAAGTCTAAAAACACCTCTGGTTGGTGAAATTGCAGCAAAGTTCAAAACAATAGTCACCAACAGTTTTGAACTTGACGATCTTGGAGTGATGGAAGTTGTAAGAACTGATATTTCGGTTCCAGGCCCTGTATTGACAGCCGTGTACGATTGAATGCTTTGGTAGATGGTCTGAACGCATTGAGGCGTAATCTGAGCCATCGTTGCGGTTCTGACCTTGTTGGATGCGCTGTTGTCCCTGATGAGCAGGGTATCGTTTGCGAAATCGATTGTGGC